AGGCCGGCGGGCGCCGACAGATACGTCGCGCCGCCGTACACCACGTTCGCCGAGCCGTCGCAGTAGCGCAGCGTGACGCCGTTGCGCAGGTCGAACGTGTACAGGTCGACCGAAGCGAATTGCGTCGTCGAGTTCAGGAACGACAGCAGCGCGTTACTCATCGTGCGCATTTAGATGACCCCCACCATGTTGCATTTATTCAACGACCAGAAATTTTGCAAGAATTGCTCGAAATCAATTGTATCCTCTGCGAAACGAACGCGATAGTAAAACGAACCGGTCCACGTGACGACCTGGCCGACGGGCGGCGCCGTGGTGAACGTGATGTTCAGGCCGTCGCTCGTAAAGTTGGCATTGCTCACGCCGTTCAGGTACAGCGTGGGCGATGGTGCGTACCCGATCGGTTCGGACCATCCGTTGATGGTGTGCAGCAGCTTGAACGTCTTGTTCACGCCGTCGCCGGTACCGATCACCTGCGCCGTCACCGAGTTGTCGCTCGGATCGTTCAGCAGGAACGAGTCGTATTGGCCCTGGCGCGCGTTGTAGAACGCGAGGATCTGTTGGTATTCCGCATACTGCGCCGCCGCGCGCAGGAACTCGAAATTGACCGTGAATTTCCAAATGGCGCGCGAGCGGTTCGACCTGCGGATTTCCTTACCGCTGACGGCCTGTTGCACGGCGGTCGACCACGTGGGCGACTTCGTCACGTTGACGGTCATGCCCGGCACGGTCGGAAAGATAGCATTGCTCATTTATCAGCCCATCTTGACGAAGTTGCGGCGCTGCGCCTGGAGCGCCGTTACGAGGTGTTTCGCGTTGTCGCGGAACAAGCGCTCGACCGACTTGGCATCAACCGCATGCACGTGCAAGTTGATGTCGCCGCCACCCGCGCCACCGCCGTTGTCGGCCATGTTGCGAATCACGTCCGCCTGTTTCGCCGGCAGAACCATTTCTTTCTCGTGCAACTGCGTCAGCGGGTTCACGCCGGCCGGAATGTCGAAGCCGTTACGCGCTGACGCCAGCGGGGCGTATGCGGCCGTGGCGGCGTATGCAGCGGCGGACGCACCCGGCGCCATCATCGGGCCGACCATCGGGATCGCGGCGGTCGACGCAAACGCCGCCGAGGCGGCCACAGCGGCGTTGCTCAAGACCTGCGCTACACCCGTGGTCGACTGCGTCACGCGCTGCATGATGGCGTTCTTCGCCATGTCGGTTATCCACGACGCGACCATGTTTGCAAATGCGCTCGTCAGCGACGAGAACATGCCGCGCATGAACCCGCCCCAGCTTTGCGTCATCGACAGCAGGCCCGCAAGGTTCTGCTGGAATCCCTGCTGCACCGAGTTGCCGAACGTCGTGTAATACTTGCGCGCCTCGATTGTCTGTTGTGAGCGAAGCTTGTTCACGTCGATCGCGTGCTTTTTCTCCAGCAAAAGCATCTGGTCCAGAACCTTTTGCCGTTCCACGACGTTGCGCTCGGGGTCTTTGTCCAACAGCGCCAGCTTGTCGCGCTGCGCTTTTACGGCGATCTGGTACGACGCGGTGACGTATCGCTCCTCCTGCGTGAGCGCCTGCGCGTTCGTGATCTCGCCGCGCGCCAACGCATCGTCAGATGCTTGCTTCGCCTCGTCGAGCTTGGACTGTTCGAGCTTGGACTCGAAATCAACCACTTCGATCAGCAGGTTTTTGCGCTGGTCGGCCTGGACCTTCGTTTGCTGGAAATCCGCCTCGGCGATCTTCTTTTTGACCGCGTTCGTCTGGTTGTCGCCCTTCTTGAGCGTCGCCAGGATTTTTTGCCAATAGGTTTCTTCATCCGCGATCGACATCTCACGCATGTCGTTTTCGAGCATGTATTGCGTCTTTTGCTTGAGGAGATCGGCCTCCCAAAGCTTCATGCGCTCATCTTTGGCTTTCTGGTCCTTGCCGGCGCTCGGGTCGACGTATGATTTCTGTTTCGACGTGTCGGTGGCCTTCATTTCGGTGCCGGGCATAAACAGGTTGTGCACCTTTTCGTTCACCTCGTCCGTCGATTTCCCCATCTCATCCATTGCGTTCGACCACGCGCTCGCGATGACGGCCGTGACGCCGGTGATCTCGTCTTTCGCGCCGGACCAGTCACCGTGGGCGGCCTTGTAGATCGACGCGGCCAGTGCGCGGATAGGCTCAGCCACGGAAACGACCATGGCGTTGATGGTTTCCCACACGACGACGACGCCGTTTTTCAGGTACCAGAACGCGGCGGACAGGCCCGAGATCGCACCGTGGACGATCGTGACGGCCGCCGGCCCGGTCGTGGAAAGCCACTGGCCGAACTTCGTGAAAATCGGCATGACCGCATCGCCGATCGTCTTTTTCAGGGCTGACATCACGTCGCCCACGTCGTTCATCGCGGCCTTGTATGCCTTCGTCGCCTCGACACCCTCCTTCGTCACCGTGAGGCCGAGTTCCTTTTGCTTCTCGGCGGCGTCCTCCAACACCTGATTGTTCAGCTTGATCAGGCCGCCCACCTCGGCCGCACCTTTGCCGAACAGGGTTTGCCCGGCGAGCGCGCGGTCGGTACCCTCCTTGTAGGTACCCATGACCTTGACCGCGTCAAACAACAGGTCGCGCATGTTGCGGTATTCGCCGCTGGCGTCGCGGGTTTTCAGGCCCATCGCCTTGAGCCCGTCCTCGTTCTGGCGAAGCTGGCGCGCGAGGTGCTGTGTACCCTCGATCACGGTTTCGGAGGACGAATAGATGTCGCCCAGCGCAACGTTGAGCGTGCCCGCCTCGGTGGCACCGATGTTCAGCGCCTTCGCCAGGCCCATCGCTTCGCCGGTGAACTTCTTGGACTCGTTGATGCCTTCTTTGAAGATGCCGACGCCGGCCGCGATGCCGGCCAGGGCCGCGAAGTTCGAGGAGACGAATCCGACCGCTTTGGACAGGGCGCCCAATTGGCCCTGCAGGCCGCTTACGGCGCCGCCCACGGATCCGGTCAGGCGGGTGAAGTGCTGTCCGATGTTGGCCGTCTCGGTGCCGGTGGACTGGCTGGCGCCGCCCATAGACGAGCGGATGTTGCTCAAGAACGACGCGAAGTTGCGACCGATGGTCGTGGTTGCACCGTTCAGACCGTTGAGGGAATCGCGCATCTGGTCCGCGCCGCTGCGGACAGCGCTCGCGCCCTGCTGCATCCCTTGGTTCAGTTCGCCCGTGGACGCGGTGATAGATACGTTGATGTTGTTCGTGTCGCTCACAGCGCCCCCGAGATAATAAGTTGCATCAGGTCGTCGGCCTGGCTTTCCACCTGCTCGGGTGCCGGTTTGGCCTTCGGTTTAACGCCCAGGTATCGCGCGACGAGGATATGGACCGGCGGCGAGTGGTCCCAATAGCGATTGAGCGCCGCCAGCTTGGGCAAATCCATTTCGTGTCGCGCATCGTGCCAGGTCAAGCCGGGGACCGACATGACAAGATGCGCGTACAGTTCGTCCCAATCTAGGGGCTCGTCGCTTCCAGCTTTCCCGCGTCAGCCTCGATGCGGTTGACCAGACCGGACCGCGCCATGACGGCCTGCATGACATCGTCCATGTTGCCCAGGTCCACCAGGCCGGCCACATCGGCTCGTTTCATGTCCGGGTAGTTTCGCACCAGCGCCGCGTGCAGGCAGTCGACGACAGTGGTGACGTCCTTGAGCGTGCCGGTGAACGACTCCAGGCGCTCGCCGTTCTCCTCGATAAACGCCAGCGACAGCGGCGGGATGATCAGCGTGCCGTCGGAGAACGTAACCGGCGTACCCTTGTGCTTTACGGTGGTCGTCATGATCATTTATCCGTCAGGGCGAACGTCAGGATCTTGTTGTTCGCGTCCGCGTAGACGTCGAAATCGATCTCGGGAACCATGAAATCGTCTTGCTTCGTCGCCATCGACAGCTTGTTCGAAACGACGTTACCCGCCGTGATGACCAGTTGCTTACCCTGATACGGCATGTAAAAGTCGATCGAGAACGACGGGGCGTAACCCATCGGCAGATTCATGACGTCGATTTTCGGCGCGGTCGTGCTGGCCGCCGTGTATTGGTAGCTGATGTACACGGTTTTGCCTGTGTCGGCGGCCGCGAACGTGTACACGCCAGCGGACACGGAATACTGACCCGTGGCCGGCGCGGACGCCACGCGGATATACGCGATGCCGTTGGCATCCTTGACGCCGAGGTCGCGCGTCCACGTACCCGAGCCCGGGACGGTCGGGGTGATCTGGTACGGCGTGGCCGGAATCGCGGCGCCGGTGGTGTCATACACGTCGTTGACGACGCCGAAGTTCATCGTTTGGCCGAACACAACGGAGTTCAGCAACATGCCGTTCAGGCGCGCCGCTTTGGCCTTGCCGGTCACTTTACCCTTACCGCGTCCGGCGGCCACGGGGAATTGCAGCGAACCGTAAAGCTGTTTCGTGTCGAACGACACGTCGATTCCGACTTCCTGCAGCGTGCCGAATTCGACCGGGCTCGGGTTGACCAGGGCGTTACCGCTGGCGTCGTATTGGGGCGTCGCGATCAGCGCGCCGGTACCGAAAACGTACATGGTTTATTCTCCGGTGGGTTGGGTGGAATTTTCGGCCACTTCGGTAAAGCCGTTGGCCTTCGCGATCTCGATGTGCTCATCGCGATCGATCGTCACCGTCCCATCCGGGCCGGGCGTGTATTCAGTGCCGGCCACGTTGATCGACGGGCAGGCGTCAGGCGCGCTTTTCAGTTGCATTTTTCGACCTTTCAATATGCCAGCAATACCTTGAGCGGAACGACCGCGACGCCGATGGCGCCGAGCACACCCTCATCACGGGCAATCTGCCCCTCGATCCACGCGTCGTGCACCAGGCCACCCAGCGTTACGCGCCCGTCGGGCGTGGTCGGCTTGAGCGCGGCGTCGACGGCGTCGAGTAGGGCGTTGACCTGCGGCGCGGGCGTGCTGTTCGACTCGTTCCGCACATAAATATAAATCTCTGCCGACATTGTATAGCTTTGCGGCAATCCTCGGCCGACTTTTGTGACCGTTTCCGGACCCTGCTCCATGAACAGCGCCGGGAAGTTTTCGCAGTCGTCCCAATGCTTGACCTTGCGCCCCGTCTCGGCGAACGGCGCGAGGTTCTGCAGGAACGCGAACACGCCCGCCCATATCGTTTCGCGGTTGATCACGGGTTCAGTCCTTTCGCGACGGCCTTGCTGATCATGTCGAGGTACCGCTCGCGGTTCTCGGTCAGGGTAGACTTGAGATAGTGTTTCGCCTTGACGTGGCGTTGCGCCTCGTGCGCGCCGACCTTGATCTGGCGCGGGTTCTTGACGGGCCGGCCGAACGCGGTCGTCATCATGCGCAGGTGCTCGCGCACCGTCACGGTACCGTCGAACCCGTCCTCATGGATCGGGGCGTACTTCAGCGGCGCGGCCGCGTTGGTGCGCGAGCCAACGACACCGGTGACGCTGTCGGAATTCTTGACCACGCGGTAGTCGATGGATGCGCGCAGCGTGCCGGTACGCACGCGCAACAGTTGCCCCGTCAGTTTGTCGCGCTTGACGCGGTTCGACAGGTCGACCGATATCCGTAGCATTGCGTCCTCGACGCTGCCACGCACGCGCGGCGCGACCTGGCCCAGGTCAGCCACGACGTTTCGATCGCCCGTGACGACGCCCCGGATATTGATCACGGCGTCACCCGCTGGTACGACCTCAGCAGGGTCAAGACTTGCGGCGGGAAATCGGTAATGGTGAACGCGGTGGTTTCGCCCTGGATGGCCTTGCTCGCCTGGCCGATGCGGTCCCGCTCGCGCCAGCGCAGGCCGACCGTTTCAATGCACGCTTGCGCCAGGTCGACCGGCACCGTGTCGTAGCCGGCCACGTACGCAACCTCGACGTTCTGGAGCCCGCGCGGGAAGCGTCCGCGCAACAGGTATAGCGCGAAGTCGTCCGACGTGTACGCGCTGGAGTCGATCGTTTGGCCGTTGACTACGACCGACTTGACGCGCGCGACCGGGCCGCGCCGCAGCGTCAGCACGGCGCCGCCGGTGCCGTTGAACGTGTCCGTATAGGTTTGCTGGATGATGTCGCGCTGCATGTAGCGCAGCATGGCGAGCGAACATCCGGTGATCAGGCGCGCCAGGTCGCCGTCGTTCGCGGTGTTCGTCGCGTTGAAGCCGAGCCACGAGCGGACATCGGCCAGCGTGGTCAAGTCGCGCTCGTCGCTCATGGATTACGCCTGCGGCTGGTCGTCGGCCGGTGCGTCGACAGCGGCGGCCGCGCGGCTGCGCTTCGGTGCGGCGTCGTCGGCGTCCTGATCGCCGGCCAGGCTGAACCCGTGCGACAGCATTTCTTCGTGCGGCACGTCGTCGCCGACCTTGATGACGCCCTTTTTGTCGGCCGTGTACGATTCGCCGTTGAACGTGAACGAGTCGCCCGGCTGGCCCGTGTATTTGCGTGGCATTGTGGTTGCTCCGGTGTGGATGGGAAACCGGGGCCGAAGCCCCGGACCTTACAGCATCAGCCGTTCGCGACGTTCAGGATGGCGCCCATTGCGAACGGGGCGTACACGGCGAGCACCTGCTCGGAATACACGCCCGATTCGTACTGGCGGCGCGTCACCGGCCAATCGATCTGGTAATAGTCCTGGCGGGTTTTCACCTCGGCCACGTTCTGCACCTCGTTGTTCTGGTACGCGATCGGCAGGTTTTCGCAGTAGCCCAGGATCGTACCCGGCGCAACCTTCGGGTGCAGGCGAACCGGGATCATCTTGCCGCCTTCCGGGGTGTACGGGTTGAAATACGACTGGATCACGCCGCCGGCGGTCAGTTGGTACGGCTTGCCCTGCAGCCCCTGCGCGTTCTGGTATTGCAGCAGCGATGCCGACGAAGACGACAGGCATTTCTTCGTGATGTTGCGCAGTTCCTGCGAACTCACGTAGATCACGTCCGGCGACAGTTGGAAGCTGTCCCACATACCTTTGAGCATGTCGTCGATTTCGACCACGGTGCCGAAGCCCGAGGCGGTCAGCGGGGTGCCCACGCCGGCGGGGCCGGTCGGCAGATACTTGACGTATGCGCTGTTGGCTGGGTTCAGGGCGGTCGTCAGCAGGCCGTCGAACGCGCGGCCCGAGTTGGCCGAGCAATCGCCTTGGTTGACGGTGCTCGCGGCTTGGGTGCCGCCGGCCAGCGCAGCCGAGAACGTGGCCGAGTTGATCGTGGTGATGGCCTGCAGGGTTTCCGAACCAGCGGTACCGACGAACCAGGCGTACGCAACGGCGCCGTTGACGCTCGCGACGGTGGCGGACAGGGTTTGACCCAGCGTGACGGCCTGCGTGGCGTTGGCCGACTTGGCCGACGAACCGCCGTTCAGGGTGAAAGTGTTGCTGTCGGCGCCGGTCACGGTCTTGTTGACCGCGATACCGTTGGCCACGCTCGATTGCATGTAGCCTTCCAGCGTCAGCGCCACGGCGATCACGCTGTAGGTTGCGGCCGGCAGGGTGGCGCCGGTACCAGCGGCGGACAGTGTCGGCGTCGGGCAGGTACCCAGCGACAGCGACGAGTTGCCGGCGAGGATGGCGTTTTCTTCCTTCAGCATGGTCTTTTGCAGCAGGCGCATCGTCATGGTCGCGCGCACGTCCTCGAAACCACGGCCGGCGTTGACCGCCTCGAACGTAACCGAATCCTCCTCGCCGATGGTGACGTAGTTCGCCGCTTTCGGTGCGGTGTTGTAGCTCATGCGGCCGCTGCGCTGGCCTTCCGGTACGTAACCCATGGCATCGAAGCCCGAGCCGATGATTTGCGACACAACTTTCCAGTTGGTCGCGACGCCGGTGCCGCCACCCACGCGCGGGATGGTGTTGCGCAGCGGGGTCAGAACCGGATACAGGTTCTTGGCCGGCGCCTGCAGGTCATAGGCAACGAGGCCGTTTGCGGTGGTGATCGACTTGGCAATGTCGTCGCTCGGGTTGCCGAGCGCGCCTTTGACCAGATCGAGCGTGTCTTGCGTTACAACAGCGGTCATGGTTCCTCCAGAGGGGACAGGTTTTTACAAGTTGTGGTGGTCAACGCAACAGCCGTTGTCCCCCGGTTTGGTGCACTTTATGAATCAAGGCCAGGGCGGTCGCCTCGCCGTCGATCGAGCCATCAGCTTTGCGGATGGGTTCATCTTTCGTCACTTTCGTGACAGCGCCGACGTCCTGGCCCTTTTCGACCACGACGCGCAGCGTTGCTTTGCTCGGCGCCGGTGCCGCTTTCAGGCGCTCGATCTCACTTTTGAGAACGTTGTTTTCGTCGTTCAGCTTGGCGATTTCGCTTTCGCGGTCGGCCAGTTTCGCCACGAGATCCGCGCCGGGCGTCATCTTCGCGATGATCACCTCGGTCGTTTTGTCGAAGCCGTCAGACAGGACCGATTTTGCGATGTCAGTCTCGGGCATGTGCGCCTTCGCGATCGACAGATAATCGACCAGCGACACGCCGGCGGCGTCGGTCAGGCTTTTCTTGAGGTCGGCGACCTGCGCGGACATGACCACGTCCAGCGACACGACGGCCGCACTGGTCGACGCGGGAGTCTGGAACTGCGCGATGAACTCGTTGATTTCCTCGACCGCCATGGCCTGGAAGATCGCGGCGCCGCTGGTCAGCCATTCACGCAGTTGCGCCGGCACGGGCGAGCCGTCCTTTTCGCATTCCGCTTCCCACTCGGCATCGCTGACGAGGTAGCCGATCGACGTGATCAGTTCGGCGAAGCGGGACACGCTGTACATGCCTTTTTTCACGTCGTCCGTGGCGCCGGCGGCTTTCTCGGCGTCGTCTTTCTCGTCCTCGGAATCTTCGGAATCGTCGGCGTCTTTGCCGTCCTCGCCCTCGCCTTCGTCCTTGCCGTCACCCGATTCATCATCGTCGTCCTTCTTGGCGGCTTTCGCCAGTTCCGCCGTGATCAGTTCGAGCATGCGTGCAGGCGTGATGTCACCTTTGTTCATGGCGGCGGCGATACCTTCCATAGCGGCCGCGTCGGCTTCCGATACGGTCACGGTGGCGTCGATGTCGTCACCCTTGAACATGGTGATCACGGCTTCGGGATTGGCCGGGCGGTCGACCAAGCTGATCTCGGTGAGACGCATTTTGCTGATGGTCTTGGTCGCGGCGTCGTACCCGCCAGGCAGTTTTTTACCGCCGATCGAGAACCCCTTGTAGACGCCGGTTTGCACCTTGAGCACTTCGACCGGGTCGACCACGGTGGCCACGATCTCGGTTTCGCCGGCGTCGTTCACCTCGGCTTTCGTGACGAAGCCGGCCGCGATGGGCTGGTGCATCGAGCGCAGCGGGCCGGTACCGTGTTTGAAGTAGTCCGGAAGGGCGTCCAGCATGGCCGACTTGGTGACGGTTTCACCCTGACTGTCCACGCTTTCCGTGGATGCGATGCCGAACACCTGGATCGAGCCGTCATCGTTGGCTTCGGTCTTGGTGATGCTGGCGAATTTGCGGATATCGCTCATACGATTGCCCCCGTGTTGGGATTGCGCCAGTTGGCGCCGTCGAAGTGGATGACGTAGCCGAGCGTGGAATCGTGGAACGCTTGATTCTTTTTCGGCTTGGCCGGGCGCGACGCCGTGGTACCGACTTCCAGGCCGCCGGCCGGCGAAGTCCAGCCGTTCGCCAGCAGAACCAACGCGTCGAAATCGGGAACGTCAAGGAACGAACCGACCGCGCACGAATACGAGCGGCCGTTCGCGGTGCAGGTTGTGGAACCGCTGGCCGGCGGCATCACGCGGATATTCGGCATAGTGAGGTGCCCTTGATCAATGGGTATTGCCCGAATTATAGATTGCCTTCGGGCAAAGAACAATCATTCTTCATTTTCCGGCGCGAGCGCGGCGATCACGGAGCATCGGCAGTTCGGGTGCGCGGGCGGCGCGCTGTCACCGCTGGGGTACAGATCGCCCAGCGCGACCACGCCGGCGTCGGCATTCGCCTGGCACAACTCGGACACGAGATCGTCGTTGGCCGTGAGCCATTCGGTACCCTCGACGACGCCGGACGCTTGATACGCTTCCATCTGGCCGCCCATGTCCGCCATGCGTGTTTCCGTCCTGGCGATCATTTCGGCGCGCTCGGGCGAGAATGCAAACGATTGCTCCAACTGGTCCGCGAGTTCGTCCATCGTGGCGCCATCGTCGATCGAACCCGCGACCACACCCTGGATCATGTCGCGCGTGCTGTCCGAAATGACCCATTGGGCATTCGGGTTGTCGACCAGTTCACCGTCGACCCACTTTTTACCGACCATCTCGGCGGCCCGGTCCTGCGCCCATTCCGTCACTTTCGACCCGTAAATCTCGACGTCATCCTCCATGCCGATCTCGCCGAGCGCGGCCACGGCGCCGTCGCGCGCGATGTCCTCCAGGGTCGGCGTGATCGTGTTGACCAGTTCATCCCAATCGACCGAGATTACCGCCTTGAGCGCCTTCTTTTTCGCCTCCTCGTCGGTGTCCTCGTCGGCCTTCGTGATCGAGCCGGCGGCCCTGACCGCCTGAGCCTTGAAAAAATCGGCGATCTGCTCAGTGAGACGGCGCTCCAACTTTACGACGGTAGCCCGGTCCGGCGAAATCGGACCGGGTCGGCGCTTTTTTGCCGCCTTCGCGACCTCCGATTTTTTCGCGTCATCCTCGGCGCCCGGCGTGTTCGACTTCGCATCACCCTTGTCACCCGGCGCAGGCTTACCGCCACCGCCCGGCGGGCCGTCGCCGTCCGGGTCGTCGTGGTCGCCACCGCCCACCTCTGCGCCCGGCTGGATCGCCATCGGCGGCGGGGTGCGTGCGGCCTTGATCTTCTCGCGTTGTTCGTCCGTGAGCGCTTCTTTACCCAGGTCGGCGCGCACCTCGTCCGGGTCGACCACGCCAGCGTTGAGGTAGATTTGATTGATCTGCGCCGTCACGAGCGGGTCTTGCGCCTCCTCGATGTCCCAATCGAATTCGAGGTCCGCGTACCCGAAAATCTGCGTCACGGCGTGGTCCATCAGATTTTTGACCCATTGCATGACGGGCGATAAACCCTCGGCGAGCGCAGCCTCGCGCGCCGTCTCGGCCGTGGCGCGGTTCTGTTCCTTGATGAACGGCGTGGGCGCGATCGAGAACGCAAAACACACGACGCGCGCGATCCACTCGTCGAAATTGTCCTTGAGGACCGGGTCTTTCGTCGGCTGGTACTTCATGGCGCCCGGGACGAACCGCGCGCGGCGGCGCTCGCCAGACTCGCCGGCCAAGATGGAATCCCAATACGTCTGGAACTGGCGGATCTGGTCGACCGTCCAGTTTTCCGGCACGCCGATCAGCGCCTCGGGCACGTTCCCCTCGGTGTACGACTGCATCACGGACAGCGCGCGCCGGATGGCCGTGTTGATCGTCATCGTGATCTGTTCGACCGGGCTGTAGCCGTAAATCTTCCACACGCGTTGATTGCGCGGGCGGTACAGCAGTTCCTCGCGCGTGTACGTGGCCGCCGGCACACCCTTGAGCACCTGCATGTATGCGTTTTCGGGCGGCATGGGCGTGCGGCCGTGCTCGTCAAGGATGCGCTTGATCGTCGCGCCGTCCAGCGGTTCGAGCGCGTACAGGTCGCCACCGACGGTCCGGCGCACGTACAGCGCGGGCGCGTCGATGACGAACAGTTCTTCCAGCAGCATGCGCAGCCAGGTATCCCAATCGTGCTCTTTGTCGGGGAAGCGGAAAAACGCCTCGACCTCGTCGCACCGCTTGTCGCGCTCGGCCTTTTCGTCGCGCGGCTTGACGGTCCATTTCAGCTTGGCCATCTGGTCCTTGCGCGTCTCGATGACGATTCGCAGAACGTCGAGGTTGTCGGCCAGGGCGCGCAGTTGGGCGAACGAGATGTTTTCTTCAGCGCGCGGCGCCGTGCGGCGGTTGTACGCGACGGGATAGTCGAACTGGCGGCCGCGCACGGAATCCTGCTGCGCGCCGTTCACCAGCGGCGGCAACGGATCGCCCGGCCCGAACCAGTCGGCCACGCCGCGCAGCGCAGCGCCGATCGTGTTTGCCGCGCGCGAGATCATGCCCGCATCGATGGGTGTTTTCGTCGCCATGTTATTTCACCTTGTTTCGGAAGTAGATCGAGCGCGGGAACGATTCGCCGTTCGCGCACGTGATCATGTAGGTGCACCAGTTGACCGCCTCGTCGCTCGTCACGTCCAGGCCCGTCAGTTTCACGCGCACGTATCCGGCCGGGTCGACAATCTCGGCCTGCGAACTGATCGTCACGCCCTTGACCACGGCTGTCACGCTGCTGATTGCGGTACCCATCGCGGAGATGTCGCCGTAGATTTTCAGGCCGTACCATTCGTCCTCGCGCGGATCCTTGTCGATGGTCCACAGGCCGGCGCGAAGAACGTAATCGCCTGGATTTTTCGCTGTTGTCATGGTCAGAACTCCAAAGTTCGATTCTCGCCGGCCAGTTCCAGCGTGCGCGCCTCGGGCGCAAGTTCAAGGATGCGATTCTCGGCCGCCAGTTCGAGCACGCGCGCCGGGTGGACCGGAATAAACACGCTGGTCATCAGCGCACCGCGCGCGCCGGATGCGGACGACGCGGCGGCGGCCAGGCGAATCGACGTGATCAGCGCGGCCGCGCTCGTGCTGGCGGTGCTACTCGACGCGGACCACGGCGCGGCACTGGCGGTCAGGCTGGCCGCGCCGGTTGACTGCGTGGCGCCGCCCGCCGTCAGGTTGATCGACGTAGTGAGCGCGGCACTTGCCTGCGCCTGGCTGATGGCCGCCGCTGCGATCTGCACCGCCGTGTTCAGGCTGGCGGCCGCCGCGCTGGTGCTGCTGCTCGACGCGGTCCACGGTGCGCCACCCGTTTGCAGCGATGCGGCGGCCGTACTGGGCGTCGTGGCGCCGGCGGCCAGGTTGATCGATGTGCCCAGCGATGCGGCGGCCGTGCTGGCACTGGTGCTCGAC